GGCATAAACCTAGCAAAACGATTAAAACGAGCAGCCGGACTCTTAACACTAAAGTGCTCTTTTATATTAGGAAGAAAATCTGAAACGATTTTTACTTCCTTTCGTTTTGGGTCATATTGAAACTCAACTACCATTATGTTGTCTCAAGTTTTTGTAAATCTATTACGTTCTTATAATCGTAAGATAACGAGCTTGTTAGTTTTTCAGCTTTTTCCAGATATTCAAGAATTAGCTTTACTTTGTCAATACTTTCATTAATACTGATAATATCAGAATCGTTATATAAGATTTCATCTCTAGCTGCTTTAGACAGAGCAACAGGTGAGTTAACTGTTTTAGATTTAAGTTTCTGTTTCTTAGCAGCTTCTAACTTGATAAGAGCTACTTTGTATTTTGTAGTCTGTGTAACCCACTTATGCTTGATAGTAGGTGCTAACATAGCCTTTTCTTTTATATCAAGTTCATTCATTTTGAGATCTTGTTCCAAAGCAGTTTGAAACTTACTCAAAACATCTTCAACGTCTATAGAAAGATTATCCATATTTTTTACTAAGTATATAATATATTTTAAATAAATCTACGTGAAAACCTTTAATAATTTGTATACTAAACTTTTGGAAGATATGGGCGCTGCAATGGGTAATACCACTTCAGCCGCATTTGGTGCTGGTCAAGCTCATGCCTCTCCAACAGGCAAATCCGGAGATTTCTACGCACCAGGTGATTCTAGAAACTTATTTGGTGGTGGTAAAGGATGGAAGGCTAAAAAGGGTAAAAAGAAAAAAATGAACGGAGAAGCCGTTCCTCTAATCCGTAGAACCTTTCCAGGTATGTAGTAAGTAGGTTGCATGGATTTAGGCCATTGGACAACGAATGAAACTTTCAACAACGATATTTTGCCTTACGGTTTTATTTATCGTATTACAAACCTGGTCAGTGGTAAGGTCTATTTCGGTAAAAAGCAGATTAAAAGCATTAAAAAACTTAAACCTCTCAAAGGAAGAAAAAACAAAAGACACTTTGACATAGAGACAGATTGGAAAACATACACTTCATCTTCTAACGACGTTAATGAAGATATTATATTATTAGGTAAAAATAAGTTTAAGTTTGAAATAATAAGATTTTGTGATAGTAAGTTTGAATTAGCTTATTACGAAGCTAAAATACAATTCGATCACGATGTATTGCTTAAAAAAGGATACTACAACGGTATTATAAATTGCCGTATTGGAAGGGCACCGGATGCTTTGTTAAAAAAGCTTGCATTAGAAAATAAAAGTAGTACAATAACTAATAATGCAGGTACTACCTCTCAAATACAATCTTTATCTAGCTAATTTTACTCAAATAGAATTAGAGATACAAGCTTTGTTTAAAGCTGAGTTGTTAAAGTATAATATTACTACGTACGACAGCTTACCAAAGCAAGATTATATTAAACTTATACGGTATTTTACTCTATCTACAGTTTTTAAAGAATATGCTGAATTAGAGCATAAAAAAAACACTATATTCTGGATTAATAAAAATACTTGTAATGCGGATATATTAACGTTAGTGAAAGAGATAAAACGCTGTTTCCCTATTCTGTTCTATATTACCGATAAACCCTATGAATCTGTATTAATTGGCAAAGATACTGCAGAGTACTTGGAAATAACTACAAAACTCAAAGAGTTTCGTTATTCAATCGACTACGGTAAGTTTAGTTTTAACAAAATCAAACGATTTTGCGTAAAAAACGGGTTAGAAAGCTTGCTAACAACATTCAAACTATGAGCGGATTTCTTTTCCTATATAATATTATATCATACCATATCACAGGGCGAGCTTTAGCGAGCCCTATTAAAGGTCCTACAGGACCTGAGACGAAGGAGCTATGCTCCTGAGTCCCAATACCGTTAATATACAAGTTATACTTGTGTATGGTATACTCCTTAAACCGACGACACTTTATATTACTTTATTGCCAAAAAAAATCAAGTGATATCTTGCAAAAAAGTAGTAAATATATTGAAATGAAAGCAAAAAGTAAGTTTCTAGACCTTTTAGAACGTGTAGTAAAAGAAGATGATGCAACAGGCACCATTACTACCGATCCTGCAACCGCAACTCAGGCAAGCGATCAAGCTACAGCTGCTCAAGCAACATCTGGTCAAAAGAATGCTGATGCTATTAAAGCTGCAAATACTGCTTTATTAGCTGCTATCAAAGCTCACCCAGAGCTCAACGGGGATGTAACTAAATTGTCTGATCCTAATTTCATTAAAAATCTTACTACTACAACTACATGAAGAAGTTTGATAAAATAGCTAACGATATATTTCGTACTTTATTAGAAGCACCCCCTCCACCGCCAGCTGCTCCTGCAGCACCTGCACAAGGTGCACCCGCTGCCCCTGCTGCTGGTTTACCTCAAGATGGTGGTCCAGTTGCTGCAGCACAACCTGCTCAAACTACAGCAGCTGATCGTTCTCCTGCAGAGTTACAAAACTGGGAAACTCAGTTAATTACTATGGCGGCTGATGCTATTGTAAGAGTACAAGCCGATCCTAATATTCTTGATGCTGATACAATTAAGACTTTATCCTCAGGTGTAAACCTTAAGAATAAAGACGATATAATTGAAATTATTAAGAACTTAGGCGGTATGGTGTAAGTTAGCTTCTTGCGCCATAATATTGGCGTTTTGTTCCATACGTTTTGCTACTCCAGACCCACTTGCTTTAGCGCTGTGATATTCTTTATTATTTAAGTACTCGGCAGCTGCTTGTTTAAAATTGCCCCTTATTAATAGGTCTATTGTTTTAGGAGAACCGGGTAAATCTCCTCTAAAATAACCGTCAATAACTGCACATTTTAAATTATCTGAAAAAGTGTCAAACTTTGCACCAAACTTTGCATTTATTGCTTGCATCTTACTTGCAAGGTCTTTTGAGAATATACTTTCTATTTCAGCGGCTGAAAGCACTCTATTTTTAAAAAGAGGTAACTCTTGAGCAGTTACTAAATGTCCAATTCCAATTGTCCAATAACCTCTACTATCTTTGTATAAACGGTTACGTGAACCTTCGTGCTGTCTTACGTATTGCGCTGCCTTTGAAGTAATGTCACCGGTTTTTGCTGCTTGAGGTTTTGCAAAGTTAATATTAGAATTATAATAATTTGCAAATGAGTTAGCAGGTTTATTTACTTTTTGCACCATTGCTGGCGGGGTAAAGTGGATTGGCGGTGGTGGCATATCCATAGCTTCGTTTTTTATAGTTTTTTTAGCGCCAGACATATTAATATTTACATATTAAGTAAATAAAGACGTGGACATGAAATATAAAAAGAAAACATATAGCAGTGCTGACTTGCCTATTTTCTTGTATTTTAAAAGCCAAAAAAGTAAAAGAGAGTTCATAAATGACCTCAATAATTACCAGGTACTAGGAGAATTTGTAGTGTTTAACTGTATAGATTTTGCAATCGCTGGTAACACTGTAATTAAAGATAAGAGGTCTAACATATATCTTAGTTTAGAAAGTATAGAAGAAAAAAAACACATACAAAGATATATGTTTAATTCGGATGATGAAAGTAATGCTGTTATATCCACCCCGCCAGATATTAAGCCTAGAATATTAGAGGAATGGATTAGCAAACACACAAAAGACTTAATTTAAGTTGATCTTTTAAAAATACCTCATACTATAATGTATGGGTAAATTCACTTCAACTAAAGTCATTCCGCTAGGGTCGGCTGCATTTAGACAGCCTTATGCACAAAGTCACTGTCACTTTATTCACGGTTATCGTTTACAAGCTAAGTTTTGGTTTACTTGTAATACACTAGATAACAATAACTGGGTTGTAGATTTCGGCGCACTCAAACAACTTAAAACTACTTTAGAAGAATACTTTGATCATAAAACAGTAGTATGGGCAAAAGACCCTGACCTAGACATGTTTAAGCAACTAGAACAGCGTAAGATGATTGAACTAGTGGTACTTGAAGACGGCGTGGGTATTGAAAGATTTGCCGAGCTATGCCATAGACTTGCAAACGAATATGTAGATAGCTTAACTAATGGTCGTTGCTGGTGTTCTAAAGTAGAAGTTTGGGAACACCCGGACAATTCAGCTATATACGAAGGTTAATTAACAGTTGATTTGTATTTTTTTTATAATATTATACCAGTATATGAATACCGTAGATCCAGATAAAGAATATATGTATATTTCTAATGATTTTTGCTTTAATACGCTAGAAGGTGAGGGTCGCTATATTGGTTATCCCACAGTGTTTATACGACTAGCAAGCTGTAATTTGACATGTCAAGGGTTCAAATCTGTAGACTCTCCATTTGGTTGTGATAGTTATGTTAGCTGGAGTGTAAAGAATAAGATGACCTTTACAGAGATCGCAAAATATATGGAAGAGAGAGAACACCACGAGCTACTTAAAAATGGCGCGCTTTTTAAAATAAGCGGTGGTGAACCTTTTTTACAGCAAAAGAAATTACTTAATTTTATTAAGTTTATTAGAGATCGTTGGGGCTTTGTTAACTACAGCAAGACCCTTACATCTGATGATATTGGTAGACCTAAATTACATATTGACTTTGAAACCAACGGTACTATCATGCCAGACGAAGAGTGGTCCCGACTTGGTATTCAAGTAACATATACCACATCTCCTAAATTATCTAGTAATGGAGATCCTGTTGAAAAACGTTATAAACCAGAAGTTTTACGTTATTTAGCTGTACATGACGCCTGTTTTAAGTTTGTAGCTAAACAAGAATCAGATTTAAATGAAGTACTAGAAAACTACCTTAATAATCCCGAGGTAGGGGTACGTTCAGATCAAGTATGGATAATGCCTATGTGTGGTAGCCGTAAAGAATTATTAGAGGTAGGTCCTATAGTAGCTGAATTGTGCAAGAAGTATAATTTTAAATTCTCTAATAGGTTACATTTACAATTATGGGATAAAGCGTTATCAGTTTAATATATGAGCGACATTCCTGATCCTAAAAAACATAAAAACATTAGCATCATTAAAAGCATTATCCGCATTATTGCGGGTACATGCCTTTGTTTCGGTGCCTTCTGGGTTACCGGTATATTGCTAATTGTAGCAGAAATACTCGGTATTATTGAAGAAATGGTATAATATATGAAACAAGAAATTAAATTCACATATACATTAGAGCATACTAATGACGATATTAATGTCAGTGTGCCTCGTAAGATTGAAATTATATTTGACGGTCAAGCCGACTTAGAGGAACTAACAGAGCAGTTTAACGCTTTTGTTAAAGCTATAGGTTACAACCCACCTCACAATTGTGTACTTGATTGGGTAGATGTGGAAACCGGTCAACCACCTGAAGATGATGAATGAGGTTGCTAATATTACTGTAAAGCGTAAATTTTAATAAATGAGCCACTCCAAACTTAGTAAAATAGGTGTTATCGGTACTCAATGTATCGGTAAGACTACTTTGATAGAAGACATGCTACTCCAGTGGCCTCAACTATCTAGACCAGAAAAAACGTACCGCGATATTATTAAAGAGAAGAAACTTCCTGTTAATAAAAAAGGTACTAAAGCCTCTCAACAAGAAATACTCAATTTTCTAGTTGATGAAGCAATGGCAAATTACGGCAAGAAGAAAATGATATTTGATCGTACACCTATCGATAATCTAGTATACTCGTTATGGCTTTTCGACAAAGGCTTAGGAGACATTGATGAAGAGTTTATTGATAAAACTGTTATACAAGTAAAACAAGCAGTTAAATCTTATTCAGTTATATTCTACATACCTCTTTGCAAAGAAAATGACGTACTTCTTCAAACTAAAGAGAATAGAGATATTGATCCTATTTATCGCGGAGAAATAGCTGTACTATTTGATTCAATTTTTGAGGCATGGAAAAGTGGTAGATCTCGCTTTTTTGACAATGATGATACACCGCCTATTATCCCTGTTTACGGAAATCCATTAGAGCGTATCGCTATTATGAACATGTATATTAATAACGATTGTGAATTCTTTGGAGAAGAGGATTCATTAATTGCTAAAGATATCTCAGAACAACAACTACTTGCAGATCAACTAGGTATAACGGATAAAAAACAGTTTAAATTATAGTAAGTATTATATCTTATGAAATTTGATGATGCTATTAACTATATTGCTGAAAACACTCTCGATTTAGAGATGGCTAAGCCAAAAAACCCTGAAATCGAAAAACTCGTTGCTCAGGGCATGCCTTATTGGAAAGCCCGTCAAATGGTTAATAAGGGTGGAGCACCAAAAGCAGCAACACCTACTGTACCATCTACTGAGCCTGCAGGTACAAAATATAAAGAGCTTCCTGACACATTAAGAACAAAGGATGCAGTAGCAACTTATCTACAGCATAACCCTGAAGCTTCAGAAGATGAAATTATTGCTGGTATTGCTTCACAGGATAGTGAAGAAACACCTCTTAATCTTGACCCCGAAGTTGTAAAATCGGCGATTGCTGATGTACGTGGCGGTGGAGATGTAGAAGCAGAACCTGATCCAGAAGCTTTACGTAAACAAGAACTTGCTGCAAAGTATGATCGGGTACGTCAAGCGCTTTATAAAATGCACGGTTTTAAGTCAAAAGGACGTCCTGGTAGAAAAGCTGTTTCAGATGAACCTGAAGACGAACCAGAGCCTAGTGAAATTATCGGTGGTACAGGCAGTCAAAACCCTAACGATTACGAGTACAAAGATCCTACGGAGTTGTAAGATACTTTTCGGTAAGAACAACAAATTTCATACCTTTTTTAGCCGCGTAATCACTCGCGGCTTTCCATTTGCACCGATTCTTGTGATACATTAAATGTTCATACAAGACCGTGCTTTGTTTCTTTTTATTTGATTGTACAGGTGGCTGCGTTTGAGAAAAAGGCTTGAGTTCGATCAAATATTTTTGTGTGGTGCCGTCTTTTTCCTTGATAGCCGCAACTAAGTCTACATAATAGTTGTGTACTTTATGATCAACGTCGTTATAATAAGGAATAACTATGCCTTCACTAGCCCAAGCAGTAACATTAGGGTTTTTATCAAAAAACAAAAAGAAATCTCTCTCTAATGCAGACCTGTATACAGGGTTAGTATTACCTATGTATTTATTTCTATTTATAGGTGTATAAATTCCTTGTATCCATTTGCTATTTTTAGGGTACCCCATATACTATATTTACTTTATGATTATTTCACAGAATTTTGTAATACAGACGTTTTTTCAGTATTCGAAACGTCCAATGTACAAAAAGACTACTAATACTTACACTGGAGAGTGTCCGTATTGTCATGAAGGTAAAAGTGCTGGTAAGAAACGTAGATTCTTTTATATTCCAGAAGATGATCACTTGTATTGTCATAACTGTAATGAAAGTAGAAACGGATTAGATTTCGTAAAAGACATGACAGGGTTGCCGCTTAATGAAATTCTTGCACAAGCAGGGTCTCATGCGGATACAGTAGAAGATGTTATTAAAAAGTCTAGTTTTTATAAAAAGGTTAACCCTAATCCACTACCCTACGATAGTATAAATTTATTTGATAGTAATCAGGTATCGTTTTATAAAGAGAATAAGGTAGTTAAGGATGCTCTTGAGTTTATTAAGAATAGAAGACTAGATACTGCTGTAAATAAACCTAAAACGTTATGGATTAGCTTAACTGATGTTTTACATAAAAATAGGGTAGTGTTTCCGTTCTATAATTCAGATGGAAAAATTACCACTTATCAATCTAGAGCTTTATACAAAGAAGATGAAGATAAGGCCAAATATCTTACTAAAACAAATAGTGAAAAGGGTGTATTTAACTTAGATAAAGTATCTTCAGACATAGAGTATATTTTCTTACAAGAAGGACCTATTGATGCTATGTTTTTACGCAATAGTGTAGCTTTAGCTGGTATACACCCTACAGATGAACAATTAGAAATGATACGTAAGACATGTCCTATGCATGAATTAGTATACGTATTAGACAATCAATGGATTGATAGTACTTCTTATAAAGTTACTAAAGAATTACTAGATAGTGGAGAGTCAGTATTTATTTGGCCTAAAGAATACAATCAGTATAAAGATTTAAACGAACTTTGTATTAAGCAAAAAAAAGATGAAGTGCAGCACATTAATATTTTACAAAATACCTTTAAAGGTATGAGAGGTTTAATACAGTACTCACAAATTAAATGCAGACAAAATTAATAGCAGTTACACAACCAAGACAGTTAACAGATACAGCACCAGGTGCATGGGCAAAAGAACTAACACCGGAGCAGTTTATTGTTTATATTGCACGAGTGAGCAACCCTGCGAATCAGTTAAATACTGAAACAGGGCCTAAGCTATTAAAATATCTTATTAATCATAAACATTGGAGTCCTTTTGAGCATGTGTCGTGTACATTTCAAATTACTACGTCTCGTGCTATAGCAGCTCAAATACTAAGACATCGCTCGTTTACTTTTCAGGAGTTTAGCCAACGCTATGCAGAAATAGCTGAACTAGAATCTATTGAATGGAGAGAGCAAGGTAAAACAAATAGACAAGTAGGAGATAAACCAGTTATACTTGATGCTGCATTACAATTACAGGTATCAACAGCACAAAAACAAAGCTATGATGCTTATCAAGCGCTTATTAAGGCGGGCATTGCAAAAGAGAGTGCTCGTATGATATTACCTCTTAATACACAGACTACTATCTATATGTCTGGTACTTTACGTAGTTGGATTCATTATCTTGAATTACGCTGCGAAGAAGGCACACAAAAAGAGCACAGACTTATAGCTCTAGACATAAAAAAACGTCTCGAAGAAGAGTTCCCGGAGACGTTTAAAGTAATTAACGGGTTGTAATTTTGCTTGTTGCGTCGTGAATCTTTTTACCAGAACTTGTAACAACTGTCTTAAATAGTTCTGCTAAACCACGTAAATTTTCAGCTAACTTAGTAATACGTTTTTCTTCACGGCGAACAATACCTTTAAAGGGAATAGAGTTACGCATTTCTAATGCATTAATTTGAGCGTTTAAACTATTTTCATCAGCACCATTAATGAATGTTGCCATGTCATCAAGTTTTTTAATCCATTCACGAGCTTTAGCAACGCCTTCTGTATCTAATTTTAATGAGGGGTTTGAAGCAGCATCAAATGCTTTTGGGTCTGTTTTAGGATCTAAAGATTTTGTCCAAGCTTGCTCATCATCTGATGGAGCTTTAGGTGCAGGGGCTGGAGCTGGTGGAGGTGGAGTAGCTGGTTTAGCTTCTAACCCCATTGCGAGATGCTCCTTGATAGTTTCTTTTTGTACGTTCTTTGCAAATTGTGCCATATGCTTTACATGCGAGTTTTTGCTATGTAATGCCTTGCTTAATTTAGCAGCAGGAATTTTTTCTCCTTGTGGTACATGTAAAGCTTTATGAAGACCGCCCTTTTTGACATGAGCATGTTGTATCCACTTTTTATCGTTTTCTTTTTTTATTTCTCCTGTATCGTGCCCGTGAATTTTGATTTCCTGGCCTTTTGGCGTGTTCTGTACAGCTTGGCCGAACGCATTACCTTCGTCTTCAATTTGTTTTTTCTTTTCTTTAACAGGAAAAGTCTTATTGCCCAGTTTAAATGAATCTTTACCAGCTTTCTTTGCTTCAATGTCCTTTAAATGCATAATGCCGGGATTACTCTCTTTATCTAAGGATTCAATAAATGCATCTTGGAACAAATTCTTCATATACATTATTTACTACTTTCTCATTGAATTTCTATAAAGTTATACTATTATAAACATATGTCAAAAGCATTAGTCATATTATCAGGCGGAATGGACAGCTCTATATTACTTCATTATGTAACTAAGAAGCTTAATTACGATGAAGTTTATGCTATTACGTTCAATTACGGACAGCGGATTATTCGAGAAATCGATTGTGCAAAGTATCAGGTAGATGCTTGTAAGGTTAAAGAGCATAAGATTGTAGATATGGATTTCTTTAGAGATATATCCACTATGTCTGCTCTTACTAATACCAACTTAAATATACCAAAAGCTAAAGATGATATCGGTAATGCACAACCCTTAAGTTATGTTCCTTTTAGAAATTTACTTCTACTTACAACGGCTGCTGGTTGGGCTGAATCTGTTGGGGCTTCAGACCTGTTTTACGGTGCAGTACAAACTGACGACTTCTCAGGTTACTGGGACTGTACGTCGTTGTTCCTTAATAAAGTTAACGAACTATACGGTCTTAACCGTAAAAACGTTATTAAGGTTAATGCACCTTTTATGCAATTCTCTAAAGAAGAGGTTGTTGCAGAAGGTATTGAGTTAGGTATTAATTTTAAACAAACACACACCTGTTACGAAGGTAAAGAGATAGCGTGTGGTGAGTGTGTATCATGTTCAGCAAGATTAAAAGCTTTTATAGATAATAAAATAATTGACCCGATACCTTATGCAAAAGAGGTACCTTGGTCTAAATACGATTGTAAACCTTATACTAAATCAACATATGTGCGGAATAGCGGGCAGCAATAATAAAGACAAAGCTTTTAGTTTATACAAAGATAACCTAGCTAGAGGTTACTATAGCTCCGGTGTATTGGTGCTTGATTCTAACAATCAATATCGAGTGAATAAGACTGAAGGTGTTTTCAAGGAGCCTGTAGACTGTTTCAACCCACCAGGTATAGATACACACGGTCGTTATTTCTTGTATCATTCTCGAGGACCAACAGTAGAAACAAAATCGTTTGAGCCAGGAGACAATCACCCATTCACTTATGGAGACTGGATAGTTGCTCATAACGGTATTATTAGTAATTTTGAGAGTTTATGTAAAGAGTATTTTCCTGACGAAGATTTTACCGGTAGAACAGATAGTTGTATTATACCTCGTATGTTAGAAGTTAAAGGCCAGGTGTCAGAAGCTATGGAAGTACTTAAAGGCACGTTTGCTATATGGGCTTTTAATAATAAAACCAATAAAACGTATCTAGCTAGAAGCGCAAGTACGTTATTTGCAAATCCAGTTTCCGGTTGTTTCTCTTCTACTGAATTTAAAGGTAGTGAAGCTTTAAAAGAAGGTATTGTATACGAGATACAGAATTATAATAGTATAGTATCAGCTGGAAGATTTAAACACAAGTCTCCATACTTTATATTCTAAATATATGTATGCCTTCTCGCAAAACACCTGAAAGAAATACCGCTATAGACTATATTAATAGGGATATAGTCAACGTTAAAGAAGATCTTGCTAATATAAGCAAAATTGTTCGGGATGGTAATGGTCACCCAAGTTTAATGCAACAGGTTGCAACTCTTAATAATGACATTATACATTTAAGAGCTGAAATGGATAGCCGTTTTAATGAGACACGGGACTTAATGGAAGTATACCATAACGAAATATACACTGCTGTGAATAAGTGCGATGCAAAACATCAAAAACAACAAGGTTTACATTGGCATATGCAAACAGCTATTTGGGTTGCATTAATAAGTAGTGTTACCAGTCTTTTAATACATTTTTTCGGGAAATAGTAGTAGATTTATTTTTATAAACCTTTATACTGTAAGCACTATATGAAAGGCTTACAGTTAAATACAGAAGAGAGACAACTGCTTGTAGAATCGTTATTGTTTACAGCTCATTGTGATGTGTGTTCAGACCATACCGTCACGCACCGTAAACGTATTTTAGAGTTAGCAGAAAAAATTAACGATAAAAATAATAAACTACATAACATTTATCTGTATGACACTGGTGTTGCTGAAGAAACTACAGCAGCTGAATTAACTCGTAAGTTTCCTAACATTCCTATAGAAACTGTTATACAAGACTAATGAAAGTATACATCGGTTTTTGTTCTACTGCTTCTTCTTATTCTAATCTTAAGGAAAGAAGCAAGTATACTATTGTTAACAGTGAAAGCTTAGAAGTAGTTACTACTGTAAACGGGGTTTTTAACAATAAAACCGCTATAGCTAAAATTTACAATTCTTTTATTGACACTTATAAAGATGAAAACTGTATTTTAGTTTTAGCTCACGATGATGTTGTTATAACTGATAAAAACTGGTTAAGCAAACTCCAGCAGGCCTTTGAGAAGTATGATATTGTAGGATTAG